TTCTTTGCAAGTATAGCTGGTAGAAAAGAAAATAGTACTGCTGGTAATTTTCAAGGCTATCTACAATTTGCTACAAGACAAACAAGTGGCAATGTTGAAAGAATGCGTATCGACTCATCAGGCAACGTTGGAATTGGAACGACTAGTCCTGATAATAAATTCCACGTAGTTTCTGGTGCTGCTGGTGAAGTAGCGCAGTTTACAGGCGCTGTTGAAAATCGTGGCTTGTCCATACGCTCAGAAACAAACACAGACGCTTCAGCACATGTAGTTTTCAACAGCCAGTCTGTTGGCTCAAAAGGTATGTTTACCTTTGAGACCGACAGCACAGAACGCCTCCGCATAGACTCATCAGGCAACTTGTTGGTGGGTAGAACAAGTGCGTCAGGTGTTGATGTTGATGGTCATGTTCTTTTTGAAAATGGCGTATCTTATCAATCTATGACAAGCAATAGCGTTCAGTTTTTGAATAGAAACGGAACAGATGGTAATTTATTGCAGCTATATAAAAACGGCTCAACAGTTGGAAGTATTGGTGTTGATGCAGGTTATATAACAATAGGCAAAGGAGATACAGGTTTACTATTTCAGGACGGCGGTGACGCTATTCAGCCTAGAAGTATCTCAGGCTTGGCTAACAGAGATGCAGCTATAAGTTTAGGTGTTTCAGGTGGCAGATTCAAAGACCTCTACCTTTCAGGAACTTTAACTAACAATGGAACTGGTGGTATATCCATAGACACATCAGGCAACGTGGGTATTGGTGCGAGTAGTCCAAATGCAGCTTTATCAATTTCAAAACAAACAACAGCATTATCAGGTACAGGTAATACTTATGGGTTATATTTATATCCCACTTCATCAGGAGCAATCTATGTAGATGCTATTACAGGTAGTACATCTAACACAGATTTAAAACTAAGAAGTTATAACAATGGAACATATACCCAATTAATTGGCTCAAGTTCAGGTGGAACAGTTACAACATTTGAAACTGGCGGCTCAGAACGCATGCGTATTGACTCATCAGGCAGAGTGGGTATTGGTGAGTCAAATCCAGATGGGTTGCTTCATTTAACAGGAGATACAAACGCCAATGGTGCAGAGTTGTATTTGCAAGTCAATAATAACAATACCACAGACAATCTTGGCGCAATTAACTTTGGAAGCAATGTTGATTCAACTTTGTCTAAAATACTTAGTGGAACATCTGGTGCAAATAATTCAAGCTACTTAACATTTTCTACTTCTAGTTCTGGTTCTCAATCAGAAGCCATGCGTATCGACTCATCAGGCAATCTGTTGGTGGGGACTACTAATGCTAATAACGTAAGTGATGGCATTAGATTAAAACCAGGTGGGTTTATAAGCGCTGCTAATACTTCTGGTCCTGTACTGTACGCTAACAGATTATCTACAGACGGTGCTGTTCTCTACTTCCAAAAAGACGGCTTAACAGTTGGAAGTATTGGTACGTATACGACCGCAGCGTTCTTTGGTAGCTTGGATACTGCCCTGCTTGCTAACTCTGGCAACGACAGCATCCATCCTTGGAACGCTAGCACAAATGCAAGCAGGGACAATGCCATTGACTTAGGAAATGCCAACAACCGCTTCAAAGACCTCTACCTTTCTGGCGGTTTACGTGGCGACACTACGTTTAAAAACAATGCAGGAACTACAGAGTATGCTAGGTTTGATAGCTCTGGAAATCTGCTTGTTGGGACAACGTCAGCAGTATCTACTTCAAACTCACAAACTGGTGCAGAAGTAAGAGCTAATGGAATTATTGTTGGTGCAGTAAGTGGTAACGTTTCATTTATAGCTAACAGATTAAGTTCTGATGGTGATGCTATTTTATTAAGACGTGATGGCACTACAGTTGGAAGTATCTCAGTAACAGGTTCAGCAACAGCTTACAACACATCCTCAGACTACAGATTAAAAGAAAATGTTGAATATGATTGGGATGCAACCACAAGGCTTAACCAATTAAAACCAGCTAGATTTAGTTGGATAGCAAATCCTGATGTTGGTACAGTCGATGGTTTCTTAGCACATGAGGTTTCTGATATTGTTCCTGAATCTATTGGTGGCGAAAAAGATGAGGTCGACAGTGATGGCAATCCAGTTTATCAAGGCATAGATCAGTCTAAACTTGTACCGCTTTTAACCAAAGCCTTGCAAGAAGCTCATGCAAAAATTGATGATTTAACAGCAAGAATAGAGGCACTAGAAAACGCTTAATTAAACATTTGAGTAAATAATTATACGAAGGTTAATTATATTGTTTATAATTAAACTTAAAAACACTAACACATTATGGCAGATACATTTACTACTAATTTAAACCTTACCAAACCAGAGGTTGGCGCATCCACTGATACCTGGGGAAATAAGTTAAACAACGACTTAGATGACTTAGATGCAATCTTTAGTGCTACTGGTACATCGGTAGCAATAAACTTAGACGGAGCAGTAATCGATAGCTCTGTTATAGGTGGCAACACTCCAGCGGCAGGTACTTTTACTACTTTAACCGCTAATACATCTATTACAGGCACACTAGCCACAGCAGCACAGCCAAATATTACCAGCTTAGGAACGATAGCCTCACTTGTTGCTACCACAGCCGACATCAACGCAGGTACTATAGATAATTCTGTCATCGGCGGAACAACTGCCGCCGCTGGAACATTTACAACCTTAACTGCAAACACCTCAATCACAGGAACTCTTGTAACAGCAGCACAGCCTAACATTACAAGTGTTGGAACGCTGACAGGATTTACTTCAACTGGTATTGATGATAATGCTACATCTAACGCATTAATTATTGATGCAAATGAAAATGTTGGAATTGGGGCAAGTCCTTCTAACAGATTAGACGTTGTGGGAAGTGGAAGCACTAAATTAAAAATTACAAACAGCGACACTAACTGGGCCGCACTTGATATACAAGCAGGTGGAAACCAAGCAAATTATATTTTCTTTAGAGATGATTCTGCTGAAAGGGCAAGAATATCAATAACAGACACAAACGAAATGTTCTTTAGTAATGGCAGCAGTACAACAGAACGCATGAGGATTGATAGCTCTGGAAATTTGCACGTTGGAAAAACTGCAACTTCCAACACCGCCGCAGGAACTTCATTGCTAGAAGATGGCAGATTTGCATTTATTGTAGATCAAGGTGATGGCGGTCAAGAGGTTGGGGTTATTAATAATCAAACCTCTGGTACTTATGTAATAGATTTTAGACAAGCTAATGCTGATGTAGGTAGAATTAGGGTTACTGCTTCTGCTACTGAATATCAAACCTCATCAGATTACAGATTAAAAGAAAATGTAACTTATGATTGGGATGCTATTCCAAGATTAAAAGAACTTAAACCAGTAAGATTTAATTGGATTAAAGACCCAACAAATACTGTTATTGATGGCTTTATTGCTCACGAAACACAAGAAGTTGTACCAGAATCTGTAGGCGGTGTTAAAGACGAGGTTTATCCTGCGGATCACGAAAAAGCAGGTGAGCCTAAATACCAAGGCATTGACCAATCAAAACTTGTTCCATTACTTGCTAAAGCAATGATTGAACAACAAGAAATAATAGAACAGCTACAAGCCGATGTAGCAGAATTAAAAGGAGTATAAAATGGCAATATCATATGAATGGAATGTAAACACAGTAGACGTATATCCTACTGACGAAGATCACACCAATGTAATCTATAACGTACACTGGCGATTAAACGCCACTGATACTGAATTAGATCCAGAGGGTAATCCTTACACTGCAAGTGTTTATGGGACACAAGCATTAGAAACCTCAGATCTTTCAAACTTCACAGACTTTGACAGCGTAACTGCTGCTCAAGTACAAGGCTGGGTCGAAAATGCGATGGGTGAAGAAGAGGTACAATCTTTAAAAGATAGCCTTGATGCAAAAATTGCAGACGAAATAAATCCAACAAGCGAAACAAAACAATTAGTTGCTTAATTGAATGGCATTATTTCCAATCACACCTCCTGCGGGTATAGTCAAGAATGGAACTGATTATGCTAATAAAGGCCGTTGGGTTGATGGAAATTTAGTTCGTTTTGAAAACGGATATTTAAAACCTATAGGTGGCTGGACAAAACTTAGAGCCACAGCACTAGATGGCGCACCGATTGGGATGTACGCCTATAACGATAATTTAGGTCAGCCTATACTGGCAGTCGGTACAAGAGAAAAAGTTTATGTCCTATACGACAACACTTGGACTGATATTACACCTGTAGGCTTTGTGAATGATGCATCTAATGACCCTCTTGGTTATGGTGCATACAATTACAATGTAGAAGATTATGGTGATGCTCGTTCACAATCAGGATTACCTTTAAGATCGGGTCATTTTTCTTTTGATAACTGGGGAGAGCATTTAAACTTTTGTTTTTCTGGTGATGGTAAGATTTACCAATGGCGACCAGACTCAGCAGGTGGATCACCCGATACCATAGCCACAGTCGTATCTAACGCACCCACAGGGTGTCAAGCAATTATTGTAACCAACGAAAGACATTTAGTTGCCATAGGTTCAGACGGAGATCCAAGAAAAATATCATGGTCAAACAGAGAAGATAATACTAACTGGACATCTAAAGCTACTAACACCGCAGGTGATTTACAAATCCCTACAGGTGGCAGAGCTATCATGGCAGCATCATTTGGCAATGACATTATTATTTTTAGTGATACTGGTATTAGCAGAATGTTCTATGCTGGTTCACCTTTTGTTTATGGTATTGCTGATGCTGGAACTAACTGCAAAACAGTTAGCAGACGTTCTATTGTTTCTACTGGTAACTTCCTAGCGTGGATGGGTGAAAACTCTTTCTTTGTATACGATGGCACTGTTAGAGAAATACCATGCGAAGTGCATGATTATGTTTACGATCAACTAAATGTGTCTGGCAAACAGGCTTGTTGGGGCGGTCATAACTCTAACTTCAATGAATTATGGTGGGGATTCCCAAGCGGTGATAATCAATACGCTCCTAACAAATACGTCATTTGGAATTATGGTGAAAATGTTTGGTCTATTGGTGAGCTAGACAGAGGTTGTTGGGTTGACCAAGGTGTCTTTGATTTCCCAACTTCAGCAGATAACGCTGGTTTTGTGTATCAGCACGAATCAACTGTATTAGGTAACTCACCTAATTTAGGCTCTGCTGTTCCATATGCGACCTCTGGGCCTATTGAAATAGGCAATGGTGACAATTATGTCCAATGCAATCAAATCATTCCAGACGAAGAGGCTAACACGCTTCCAGGTGTCACCCTTAGTTTCAAAGGTAAATTTACTCCACTCGGTGCAGAAACCGACTTTGGCAGTTTTACTTTTGAAAGTGATGGTTATACCGATGCAAGGTTTACTGCACGACAAGTACAAATGACAGTCACAGGCAGTACCACACAAGACTTTCAA